AGTATTTTCAACATACATTACTCCAGACAAACAAGAATTTGTATGACGGTGTGAATGATGGGAAGTAGTTTTTTCATTAAAATTAACCCATGATTGTGTTACATGTAAAGGAGATTCTTTACCTACGGCGAGCATCCCATGCCAATAAGCTTCTAAATTATCTTCAATAAATTTTTTAACTCCCTGTAATTCTTTGTGTCTAAAAATATATCTATCAGCTGAAGTGTGGTTCTTACCTTTGTTTTCAGTTACATTAGAATAAAAAGATTTTAAAAAACGTATTTCTTTTTTAGAAAACTTATATGGTTCTGTGTGCCATATAGGAATTCCAAATATTGAATTAACGTTTACGTTTTTATGTTTCATAATTAATATTTATATTCCATCTGTAAGCTGTATCTGTTTGACTAACAGATCTATGTTCTTTGTTACCATCAAAGATACAAGCATTATTTTCTATAGATTTAAATTTAGGTATTTTTTTGTCTTTAAATTCTGTGTAACCATTATTGTTATTGATAGCTAGTATTAATGTTCTGTAGTTAGAATTTGCAGGTAGGTCTGTGTGATAACTGCTTTTAATTATTTTATTTGGGTTAGGCACACAATTTACTTTTATTCTTAATAATCTAAAAAAATCTGGTTCTAATGATTTTATTTTATAAAGAATAGGTCTTCCGATTAATTCAAAATAATCACTGTTAATTTGTTGGTGTTCGTTAATTAAAATATGAGTTAACAGAACTTGTCCATCGCCTTCTTTTGCTGATCCAGTTTGTGCATACCATGGAAACTCATTGGAAGTAATTATGTTCTTTATATTATTAAACGTTTCGTTGTCTAAAAAATCATTCATTATCATACTTTTATCCTTAAATTACCCGATACTGTTATTCTATGATTGTCAGAAGTATAAAATGGATATACCTGATGTTTTAATTGAGCAGGAAACATAACTATTTTTCCTTCAAAACTTTTATCCACTTCTAATATTTTATGAGTAATATTTCCTAACATATCGGTTATTATAAATTCTGTTCTAGATGTGCTGAATCTAGAATCAACTACTTTAGGAAAACATTCATCTTCTTTTTTTAAATCATAAGGAATTTGTACAAATATAATAAAAGAAAATACTCCAGCATGGTCATGCATAGGGTTAAACTCATATTTGTTTTGATAATTAACCCACAACGTATCTAATACAAGAGGCCTGTTTTCTGTTAATACTTTTAATCTTTGAAGATAATTTTTTAAAGGTGAGTTTTCTATTAAATGAAAAATAAATTTATCAAATTTATCATTCCGTTCATCTATATAATATTCTTCTTTTAAATGACCGGCTAGTTTATGATTAGATTCTTTTTTATTTTCACGTGCTTTTTTACAAGCTTTTTTTAACCATTTAAAATCATTTGGTTTTAATGCATCATAAGCTAAGTCAATACTTGACATTACTGGTATGCTAAGTTCCCATCCTGTAAGATTATCCTTTTTTGCTTTCATAAAAATATGAAAACAATTTATAATATATTAAATAGATTGTCTAGGATAAATTAAGCAGTTACGTCGTTTGTGTTGTTAACAGTATAACCTTCGTCTAGGAAACCTTTTAACGCGCCTAATTGAATTTTTTCAGGTTGACCGTTTTGATTTATTACGGTGATCTCCTGATCAAACTCGTCAAAGTGATAACCTGTTGCTTTTAAATCTAAATATTCTTTTAAAGTCATAATTAAAACGCTATCCCGATTACTCCAGATCCTCCGCTGTTTCCGGATCCTCCTCCGGATCCACTGTTTACTGCTGCAGCGTTACCTCTGTTTGTATTTCCAGTTGCAACTCCGTTTCCAGCTCCCGATCCTCCACCGGATCCGCCCGATCCACCTGTGTGTGTACCACCACCGCCACCGCCGCAGAATGATCCACTGTTAGTTGCAGAGCCATAAGTTGCAGAAACACTTCTTCCAGCTCCGCCGCTTCCAGCATTGTTTGCGCCTCCAGAATTTCCTGCTCCACCTGCTCCTCCGCCACCACCGGATCCGTGCGATGGGTTTGAATAAGGTGCTGAACCTCCGTTATTTCCATAACCATGTGTTTTAGAATCTGCTGATATTAAAGGTGAATTACCTTGTAGTGCCGAACCTCCCGGACCATTAGAGTGACTTCTTCCTCCTCCAGATCCTCCGTCTGAATGTGGTGCTGAAGATCCTGGACCACCGCCAATCGCTCCTATAACTGATGCTGTAGTTACAAGATCTCCTGTTGCAGTTCCCCAGTTAGAATTTTGTCCTCTTCTTGTAACTGTATTTCCAGCTGCACTAATATCAGGGTTTCCACTAGTTGGTGCAGTATAATCTCCCCCTGCTCCAATGTAAAAATTATATGTTTGTGGTGTTACTGCGTAAGACGGGTGATCAACCATTCCGCCGGCTCCGCCCCCGCCTGCATAGCCCGATGGGGTACCCGATCCGCCACCACCAACAACAAGTAATTTAACATTACCTGAGTGTGTGATTGCGTACGTTCCAGCTCCTGCTGTTGTAAGATATTCTTGAACTGGTTTTTTTACTGTGATTGAAAAATCTCTATCAGAAGACTGTGCTCCTGCTGTTGCTCTTACTCTAAATGTAGTTGTCGTATCAGCTGGAACGGCATCAGCTGTTCCTGTAATCGCTGCGTTTGTAGTATCAAAAGATAAACCTGGTGACAGTGCTGGTCCAGGTGCAACCAAAGCATAAGTTACTGTAACTCCTTCTGGATCTGTTGCCGTGACCGGAGATAAAGTATAAGCAGGTGCTGCTCTACCTGAGTCTACAATACTTCCGATTGTTCCTGCTGGTGTAGCAAAAATTGGATTATCGTCCACTGAAAACAAGTTGTCTCCTTGACCAGCTGCTGCGTTACTTACTTTAACATCAAATGGATCTTCGTTTAATCCACCAAGACCTGAAGGTATTGTGACTGTCAATTGAGTTGAGCTATTAAAAGCAACTGTCGGAACAGCTACTGTAGTTCCACTAGCTCCTATCAGCGAGACTGTAGAACCTGGTGTAAATCCAGTACCTGCAATTACAACCGATGCTAAAGGCAAGTTACCTTCTGTTGTAGAACTAGGCGTGATGCTAGTTACTGTAGGTTGACTTACTACACCTTCTAAATCAGATCCACTAAAATTATATTTTATACTTTTATATGTTGTCATATTATTTCTCCGTTAATAACCATCCTTTAGTGGCATCAACGTAAACCAAACCAAAAGCGGCTCCTTCCGTTGCTACAACTAAATCAGAAGCGGCTCCTTGTATTTTATGTCCGTTTCTACCAACAGTCAAGTTTGCAGTATCAAATGTATCAGCGTAGTCGATAAATCTTACTTCATCTCCTTGCGTTGCTGTAAGAGGCAAATTAGCTTGAAAAGCTCCCGAAGTATTTGTATCACAGAAATAACCTTCCCCTGCGACTGCTGTAAAAGTAGAAGTTTTTACTGCCTGCCATGATGTACCACCTGATCCTAACTCAACGTTAGTAACGTTTTGACCATTGATGTAAATTAATTTTGTGCCTTTATCTGTCGCTGCAAAAGTTGTTCCTGAACCTGAATCAGAAGCACCTTTTATTTGTACAGTAAAAGAACCTGATGTTGAATTTTTAATTAAATAAAATTTTTCTGTTCCGTTTGGAATAGTGACGATTTGATTACCAGAAATAGATCCTGTTAATTCTATAATCGCATTTCTAG